GTTTTTGATTCTTTAATGTTACAAAAAATTAAAGAGAATACCATTATTCCACCTACAAATAAAATGATGGGAAATGCTTTATGGATTTGGAAAGAACCTATTGTTGGTCATAAATACGTTATGGGTGTCGATGTCTCAAGAGGGGATAGTGAAGACTTTAGTTGTTTTCAGATAATTGATTTTGATACTCGAGAACAAGTTGCCGAATATGTTGGTAAACTACCTCCTGACACTATGGCCGAAATATGTTACAAATGGGCAAATATGTACTCATGTTACGTAGTAATTGATATTACAGGTGGGATGGGGGTTTCCACTGCAAGAAAACTACAAGAACTTGGTTATAAAAATTTATATATTGACGGAGTTGATTCGGCAAATAAATGGAAGTATGACCCTAAAGCGTTAGAAAAAATACCTGGTATTAACTTTAATAATAAACGAGTACAGATAATCGCGTCTTTTGAGGAAGCGATGAGACATGATTTTAAAATCTATAGTTCCCGATTGTTCAACGAAATGAATACCTTCATTTATATTAACGGAAGACCTGACCACCAAAAAGGACATCATGATGACCTTATTATGGGTATTGCAATGGGAACATATGTCGCCGAAGCGTCATTTAGTAATCTGACAAAAGTTACTGAACATACCAAAGCAATGATTGATTCTTGGTCAGTTAGTAATAACGATAATGTATCACAACAAGTTGCATTTAACCCCGTAATCCCACATTACACCGAAAGACTGTCACAATTTAATAATACTGTTCCTAGAGAGGAATATATGAAACACGCTTGGTTATTTGGTGGTAGATAATATTTATAATAAAACAGAACTATGGGATTGACAAGTAGAAAAAGGTCGGGTAATAAAATAAACGGAAGTAAATTAAATGTCCCAGGACAAGGAATTAGTTCAGTTAAACCTGGCGGTGATAATAAAATAAATCAACAAAAGAATAGTAACAGTAAAGGTAATAATCAATAACTATTTATATTGTTACTCTTTGTGATTAAATTAAAAATATGGAAAATAATAATAACAATAACCTTACTGTTTGGCAAAGACTGTCCCATGCCTTTGGCCCAAACGCGTTATTAAATCAAGATTACCCAACATATAAGTTCGATAAGACTGACCTTTTAAAAACGACATCAAAACAAGAATACGATAAAGAGTTATTACAAGCTCAACAAACCATGTATTTGGCGGGTCAATGGACTAAGATTGAAAGTAATTTGTACACCCAAGCGGTTTATTATGAACCAACAAGATTAGCGTCATTTTATGATTATGAGTCTATGGAATACACTCCTGAGATTTCTGCCGCTTTAGACATATATGGGGAGGAATCAACGACTGTTGACCAAAATGGTTATATGTTACAAATTTATTCGGAATCAAAAAGGATTAAAGGAATTTTAGCCGATTTATTTAATAATGTTTTAGATATAAACACCAACTTACCTATGTGGACAAGAAACACATGTAAGTATGGTGATAATTTTGTTTACTTAAAATTAGATTCACAAAAGGGTATTGTCGGTTGTATGCAATTACCAAACATTGAGATTGAAAGATTAGAACGAGGAATGCCAGCACAGGCCGCAAGACAAAATGTTAACGAACCAGCTGAAAACAAAGGACTAAGGTTTAAATGGAAAGTTAAGGACATGGAGTTTAACTCTTGGGAAATTGCCCATTTTAGATTGTTAGGGGATGACCGAAAATTACCTTATGGTACGTCCATGTTAGAAAAGGCTAGACGTATATGGAAACAATTATTATTATCTGAAGATGCGATGTTAATCTATAGAACATCAAGAGCACCTGAACGAAGAGTATTTAAAGTCTTTGTTGGTAATATGGACGATAAAGATGTGGAATCGTATGTACAAAGAGTAGCAAACAAGTTTAAGAGAAACCAAGTAGTTGATGATAAATCAGGTAATGTTGATTTAAGATTTAATCAGATGGCAGTTGACCAAGATTATTTTATTCCTGTTCGTGATGCCGCGGCACCAAATCCTATCGACACACTACCTGGAGCTCAGAACTTAGCGGAAATTGCGGATATTGAATATATCCAAAAGAAATTATTAACTGCGTTACGAGTACCAAAAGCGTTTTTAGGTTTTGAAGAAGTAGTTGGTGAAGGTAAAAACTTATCACTACAAGATATACGTTTTGCAAGAACAATTAATAGAATACAAAAATGTATGATTGCTGAAATGAACAAGATTGCAATTATTCATTTATTCTTATTAGGGTTTGAGGACGAACTTGGCAATTTTACTTTAGGGTTAACTAACCCGTCAACACAAGCAGATTTATTAAAAATTGATGTTTGGAAAGAAAAAGTGTTGTTATATAAAGATGCGGTTACCGCTATTGAGGGTATCGCTCCTGTATCAGTATCATGGGCTAAAAAACATATATTAGGATTCTCAGATGAGGAGATTAAACTTGATTTACAACAACAACGTATTGAGAAGGCTGCGGGAGCTGAATTAACTAACACCGCAACAATCATAACTCACACAGGATTATTTGATAATGTGGATAAATTATACGGTGGAACCAAATCAGGAGATACCGCAGGTGGAGCACCACCTCCACCTCCTGGCGGAGAATCTTCACCACCTCCACCACCTGCAGGGGGAGAAGGATTAACACCTGAATCGTTTAATAGAGATAATTTAAAAATTCTATTAGAATCTGATTCGTTAACTGATGAGGATTCGTACATTGATTTATCTAAAGGGAAAAATTCTTTAGGTGAAATGGAAGAAAGATTGAATAAACTTTTAGGTGATTGATATTTATAATAAAAAATATAAAATGGTAAAGTTCGGAGTATTAAAATCAAAGATAGAAAAAGTATTAGTAGAATCGTATTCTAATAATAATTTTAAAGAAGAATTAAAGAGGTTTAAAATAAACGTTTTGGAAAATAAAAACGTAAGTAAATTATTTTACCTATATGATGAGTTGAACTCTAAGAGAGGATTGAACGATTTTATGGCGAGTGATTATATTAACGAGTGCATCACAATTTATGAAAACACGGTTAATAAAATTAAAGATAAAGACATCCAAAAAATTAAATCGTGGGTTGGGACTGTTAGTTCAGAAAACGAATATTCTGACATAGATAATTTGTTTTCAACAGACATATTAACTATCGAATCAAAAATTAAAAGTAAAAAAGTAATTAAAGAATCTTTAACTAAGTCAAAACCATTACAGAAAGATTATGTTTTATTACCTTTAACTACCATGGTTGGGATTGCCAATAAAACAATTTCAAACTATATCGAAACACTTAATGAATCTGAAAAAAAAGAGTTGGCCGATTTCTTATCAACTGATGATTCATCTATTGAGAACGACTTTAAAGAAACTAAAATTAATGTGATTGATAAGTTAAACACTTTAAAAGAGGGTTCGGATTCTGAGACTTTGTCAAGAATCGATGAAACAATCAATAGAGTGTCTTCAGAAAAATGTGATAAGTTTAATCTTTTTAAGTTGAAGAAACTAAGGGAAAATCTTTAATCTAAATTAGAATTAAAATTTTTCTGTACATATTTTGCTTTTTGAAGTTCCTGTCTTTTAATAACAGATTTTTTTACGAAAGTTTTCCTATCATTTAATTCTGACATTTGTCTTGTCTTAATGATTTTACTTTTGTATTGTTTTAACGCTTTCTCAATTGAGTTTTTATTATCTACTTTAACTATTAACATATACTACATATATCTCGAATTTATTCTTTTTTTGACTATACCCACAAATATACCTATTTTTTTGGAAAATAAACTTAAATAATATGGAAATTAATGAAGAAGGGGAAAACCTCAAAAATCGCAGGGTTCAAAAATGCTAAAATAGTATATGGCACTGTCGATTCATTTAACTTAAGGTCTTTGTACCTAAACATTCAAACGTGGGTAGAACCAATAAAAGATTCTGAAAATTGGACTAGAGTGGTCCAAAATCTAAGTAGAGCAATAAAACATGTAGTATTAGACTCTTTAGATAAAACAATTTTCGATGATAAATTCATAGTCGATTTAGATTTAAGGTCAAGTGGGTTAACATTAGGAAAAAAATCATTCCTGAACCTCGAAATAAATCTATACCTTAAAGACGAAGGTACTGATTTTAAATCAAACAATTTACGAGACACGTTAAAAAAATTATCAAAAGATGTATTCCAAAACGGATTTTTAGAAAGTAAGTATTTCACCTTTTATTTGACTAAAAGAGAAAAGGAAAAGGTATAAACCCAAACAGTTTAATATTTATAATTAAAAATTGGCAATGAGTTTACAAATAATACAACCAGGACAAATTGGTAAAGGGATTCTTATAGAATATGACGCAGGGTTTATTAATCCTAAAGACAAATATAATTCTGAGGTAATTAAAGAATCTAAGAGTTTTATGGACCATACAAAACCATTTGAGTTTTATGCGGTTTTACAAAAATACAATACCCCAAATAGGAATGGTAGAATATACCCTGAAAGAATATTAAAAAGAGAATCGGAAAATTACAAAAAGATGATTGAGAAGGGAACTTCACTTTCTGAATTAAACCACCCCGAATCTTCATTAATTGATTTAGATAGAGTTTCCCATATGATAACTGAAATATGGTGGG